AGAAGGCGGCTCACGGCGCGACTCTTTCTGTGCAAGAATGAGTGGGATGAAAAAGAAGTTGACATCCGCAAAGACAGCGAACGACCCGAACTCTAGGATCAACAAAAGTCTTAGAGCATGGAACTGCGCTGAAGGCGGATACATTAAATCTGCAGATGGTATAGCCCAGAAGGGTAAGACCAAAGGAAGGATTTGTTGATATGGCGGACAAGAAAAACACAATGCTTCCTATGGAAGCCGATGCGATTGAAAAACAAATTCGCAAAGAACGGGCGGATGGTGTTAAGTCAGGTGCTTCTGATCGCATGTTTAAAGCAGGGCATGAAGCCTTAAGCGAGATGCGTCGGGAAACACGCGGCAAAGCCCCCGAAGTCGAACAACGTGAAAAAGCCTACAAAGACCCGTACACAGTTGTTGAGTCCATGAAAAAAGGCGGTATGACTGCTTCTAAACGTGCTGACGGTTGTTGCGTCAAAGGCAAAACCAAAGGAAAGATTTACTAAATGAACAACGATGTAAAAACAATGACTGACGGCGCTGCCGTTGTAGTTGGGCTTGGTGGTTTCATGGGATGGGTAACTCCAGTCGTGGGACTTATTGGTGGAGTATTGACCATTGTGTGGATGGTTATCCGCATCTGGGAAACCGATACTGTTAAAAACTTGGTGGCTAAGTATGCCAAGCACAAGTAAAAAACAACACAATTTCATGGAAGCGATAGCACACTCGCCGTCGTTCGCCAAGAAAGTAGGCGTTCCGCAATCCGTGGGACAAGATTTCGCAACTGCCGACAAAGGCAAAAAATTTTCAAAAGGTGGTAACACTATGGCAAGCAAAATGAACCCCGGCTTTATGGCAATGATGGCTAAGAAAAAAGACGGCGCAAAGAAGATGGCTTCTGGCGGTATGACTGGTATGGGCAAAGTCCGTACAGCTGCTCCAAGCAAAGACGGTATTGCTTCAAAAGGCAAAACCAAAGGCAAACAAATTGTCATGTCTGGCGGTAAAGGCATGAACAAGGGCGGCAAAGTAGCCTGCTAAAACCATGATGCCCAGTCGCGGGATGGGTGATATAGCCCCGTCCAAAATGCCGAAAGGCGTTAAAAAGGCACGCCGTGACGACACCGACTTCACCCAATTTAAAAAAGGTGGAACGGTAAATGCTGCTGGCAATTACACGAAGCCTAGTCTTCGCAAGAAGATTGTGTCTCAAGTAAAAGCCGCCGCAACTCAGGGCACAGGTGCAGGACAGTGGTCAGCGCGTAAAGCACAACTAGTCGCTAAGAAATACAAAGCGGCTGGCGGAGGTTACAGAGATTGAAAGCGCCACAGCAATCCCTCAAAAATTGGGGCGACCAGAAATGGCGCACTAAGTCAGGGAAACCTTCTTCCAAAACGGGAGAGCGTTATTTGCCAGAGGCGGCGATTAAGTCTTTGTCACCAGCAGAGTATGCGGCTACGACCCGTGCAAAGCGTGCGGGTAAAAAGGCTGGTAAACAGTTTGTGGCACAGCCAAAAGGCATAGCCAAGAAAACAGCGGGGTTTAGATAATGGCTGAAAAATGGATACAGAACGCGATAAAAAAGCCCGGGGCTCTGCGCTCCGCTCTTGGTGCGAAAAAAGGCAAGCCGATTCCAGCCGCAAAGCTGGCAAAAGCAGCCAAAGCCCCCGGCAAGATGGGTCAGCGTGCTCGCCTAGCCGAGACACTCAAAGGTTTAAAGAAGTAAAGGAACACTCATGTCAGCACTTAACGTAACCCAAGCCGAAGCAGAATTGTTGATAGTAAGCCTCAACATGTTTGCAGACGTACATAAAAACGCATCTGGCTCTGTGCCAGAAGATGTAGCAACTTTGCTTGCTAAATTGGCTCCAGCGCCAGCAGCCCCAGTGGTTGAAGAAACCCCTGTGGCGGAAGAACCTACTGTTGAAGAAGTTGTTGCTGAAGAAGTCGTGGCTGAAGAAGAGCTAACGAAAGAAGAGTAATGGCATACACCTCCGGAACTTCGGCGTTTAACCTAGACCTCTCTGAAATAGTAGAGGAAGCGTTTGAGCGCGTTGGTTCGGAGTTGCGCACGGGCTATGACATGCGCACGGCTCGTAGGTCTTTGAATTTGTTGTTCGCAGACTGGGCTAATCGCGGCGTCAACATGTGGACGTTTGAGCAAGACGTTATTACTTTGACCCAAGGTCAGCCCACATATGCGTTGCCAGACGATACCGCAGACATTCTTGAGCATGTGATTCGCACACAGGCTAACAGCGCAAGCAATCAAGCCGACCTGACAATCACTCGTATTAGTGTTTCTACTTACGCAACGCTCCCTAACAAGTTAACCCAAGGCCGTCCAATCCAAGTGTGGATTCAGCGTTTAAGCGGGCAGTCTTCGGTTTTGACCGGCACGGTGTCTTCGACAATCACTGCCACAGCCACATCTATACCAATCAGCAGCCTTACAGGCGTGCCCAACGCAGGTTTTATCCAAATCGGTAGCGAATTAATCGGGTATAACGAGTTTTCTGTAGCGGATGGTGCTACACCAGCATATCTTTTGAACTGTACGCGTGGACAACAAGGCACAACAGCCGCAGCTCACAGTACAGGCGCGGCAATTAGTTTGGTACAAAAGCAAAGCATCACAGTTTGGCCTACGCCAGATGGTTCCCAGACATACCAGTTTGTGTACTGGCGCATGCGTCGCGTGCAAGATGCGGGTACAGGCGTTAACGTCATGGACGTTCCGTTTAGGTTTGTTAACTGCTTGACGGCAGGACTGGCGTACTACTTAGCGCTCAAAGTGCCCGGCGGGTTGGACAGAATACAGATTTTGAAATCGCAGTATGACGAGGCTTGGATGACGGCGGCGGATGAAGATCAAGAACGCGCAGCGATCCGTCTTGTTCCCCGTCAGATGTTCATTGGGGGTAGCACCTAATGGCTAACAGGTTTTCATCCGGCAAGAACTCGATTGCTGAATGTGACCGATGTGGCTTTAGATTCAAGCTGACCGCGTTACGCAAAGAAGTAATCAAGACAAAGACGTATAACTTGTTGGTTTGTGCAGCATGTTGGGACCCAGATCAGCCCCAGTTGCAGTTGGGTATGTACCCAGTTGATGACCCTCAAGGTGTGCGCGATCCGCGTCCTGATGTGAGTTACCAAGTGTCAGGTCTGTTAGCAGACGGATATTCTGGTGGCGGTAGTCGAGTGTTTCAATGGGGTTGGAATCCTGTTGGTGGAGCAAGCAGTTTTGACGCTGGATTGACGCCAAATAATTTGAATTTGGTTGTACAACTTGGTACAGTTACGGTAGCAACAACTTAGGAGTTGAAAATGGCAAAAATGGAATCTAGCAAGTCTGACATGGCTCAAGACAAAGCCCTCATCAAGAAGGCTTTTAAACAGCACGACAAGCAAGAGCACAAGGGCGGTAAAGGCACTATGCTCAAACTTAAAAAAGGCGGCGTAACCACAGAGATGATGAAATCTATGGGTCGCAACATGGCGCGTGCTACTAACCAGCGCGGAGGCTAATATGGCTAAATTTAGTATGAAGCAAGACGGCAAAGAAGTTGGTCCAGCCAGCGTCTATGCACAACCTCACGATATGTCCGGCGCTAAGGTGTCAGTAACGAGTGTAAACAAGGCACTGGCTGCTCCTGAGTATGCAACTCGCAAAGCTGCAAAAGATGTGGGTTTAACTGACCCAATTCCTAACGGCATGAGTTATGGTCAGTCTGGCGAAGCCAAAACAACGGGCATCAAGATGCGCGGTACTGGCTGCGCTACCAAGGGCACTATGTCTAGAGGACCGATGGCGTGACCTACACGGAACTCATTACTGCGATTCAGACGTATACCGAGAATACGTTTCCGTCTACCACTTTGGCGGACGGCACTGTTGTGTCTTCAACGACCCAGTTGAATCGCTTTATTGAGCAAGCCGAACAGCGCATCTACAACACTATTCAGTTCCCATCATTGCGCAAGAATCAATACACACCGATTACGTTGGGTAATAAATACCTATCGCTTCCCAATGATTTTTTGGCTACGTACTCGCTTGCAGTCATTGAAAACTACGGCACAGCAACGGAACATTACACGTACCTGTTAAATAAAGATGTGAACTTCATTCGTGAGGCGTATCCAGACACAGGCACTGCCTATAGGGGTTTACCCAAGTATTACGCTTTGTTTGGCCCAACAGTTTCTGGTTCAACCATTACTACAGAATTATCTGCTATTTTTGGTCCAACTCCAGATGCTGTTTACTACGTAGAACTGCACTACTACTATTACCCCGAGTCAATTACCACGGCTGGTAGCACTTGGTTGGGAGACAACTTTGATACTGTTCTTTTGTATGGCTGTCTTGTTGAAGCCTATACCTACATGAAGGGTGAGCAAGACATCATCACCTTGTACGACACCAAGTACAAAGAAGCATTAGCTCTTGCTAAACGCCTTGGAGATGGTATGGAGCGTCAGGATGCGTATCGTTCTGGTCAATATAGACAGGCGGTGACCTGATGGCTTTTACCGGAAATTGGACAACCAACACGTTTAAAACGGGGTTGATGAATGGCACATTTAACTTTACGTCTGGTACTTACAAGATTGCTTTGTACACCAACAACGCTACGCTTGATGCGACTACAACGGCGTACACAGCCACGGGCGAAGTAACGGCTTCTGGGTACACGGCTGGTGGATTGACATTGACAATTGCGCAAGTACCAACGATTGGTAATCAAACGGGCGCAGCCACTTCATACATTTCGTTTAATAACGCCGTATGGACTGGCGCAATCACCGCAAGGGGTGCGTTAATTTATCTAAGTGGTAGCGGAAACCCCGCTGTTTGTGTGCTGGACTTTGGCGCAGATAAGACCTCTACAGCCACATTCACTGTACAATTCCCAGCAGTCACTAACACATCCGCGATTATTCGCATTTCTTAAGGAGCATCAATGGCTATTGTTACTACAACAAAAGGCGACATGGACGAATCTTTGCTTGAAAAGCGAGAAGGAACCGTGGATAATGACAATGAAATAACTAATTGGGTTGAGTATTGGTTGGAAGGGGAACTTGTCCACCGCTCTGCGCATGTAACTTTAAAAGTTGTTCCCAGTTTTCTCAGCGGCGAAACCGCTTCTTTTTCTTAAAGGATAAATCATGGCAAATTCACAGTGCATGACAAACTCGTTCAAGGTAGACCTGTTCAACGCAGTTCACGCTTTTAACTCTACAAACATACCAGCACACACTGCGGCTACGGCTGACCAGTTTAAAGCGGCTTTGTACACAGCAGCAAGTTCACTTGGAACCACTACTACATCGTATACAAGTGCGGTTACAGAAGTAACGGGTACAAACTATAGTGCTGGTGGTGTTGTAGTTACGTTTGGCACAGCGCCTAGTAATACAACAACAACTGCGTTTATTACACCTTCGGCAAGTATTGTGTACACCAACGTAACGCTATCAACTTCTTTTGATGCCATGCTTTTGTATAACAACACAAACAGTGGTAAAAACTCAGTTGGTGTGTTTACATTTACTGCACAGACTATTACGGCTGGCACGTTTACTCTAACAATGCCAACGAACGACTCAACAAATGCGTTGCTTCGCATAGCCTAAACTTAATACGGAGGCGGCGTAAGCCGTAGACCATGTTTGGTATCTCCGCATTTTCGCAAACGCCGTTTAGTTCTCTTTCTGGGGACAAAGCGGTTGCGCTTTCTGGCGTTTCCGCAACTGGAAGCGTAGGGTCGGTAACGGCAAGTCAGGCAATATCTGTTGCTTTAACAGGTGTATCTGCTACTGGTTCAGTAGGAACCGTAACCACAAGTGCGGCTGTATCTGTTGCTCTTACGGGCGTATCTGCCACAGGTTCTGTTGGTACTGTTACCGCAAGTCAAGCGGTATCTAGGGCACTCACAGGTGTCTCTGCTACTGGCTTAGTTGGTTCAGAATCCCCAAATACAACTTTAGCTCTTACCGGAGTTCAAGGTACAGGTTCTGTTGGTTCAGTTACCACAAGTGCGGCTGTATCTGTTGCTCTTACGGGTGTATCCGGAACAGGTGCTGTAGGGTCAGTTACCTCCAGTCAGGCTGTATCTCGAGCGCTCAGTGGAGTTCAAGCTACAGGTTCCGTAGGCTCAGAATCCCCAAGTCAAGATATATCTAGGGCACTCACGGGTGTATCTGGTACAGGCTCCGTTGGCTCGGTTACCACAAGCGCGGCTGTATCTGTTGCTTTAACAGGTGTTCAAGGCACGGGTAGCGTAGGTACTGTCACTGCTAGTCAGGCAATATCTCAAACGCTTAGTGGGGTTCAAGGTACTGGTTCAGTAGGGACTGTTACCGCTAGTCAAGCCATATCCAGAGCATTAACCGGCGTGTCCGGTACGGGTAGCGTTGGTACGGTTACTCCAGTAATAGGTTTTTTTGCTGTTCTTACAGGTGTTTCTGCCACAGGTTCTGTAGGAACCGTAACCACAAGCGCGGCTGTATCTGTCGCACTTACGGGTGTGTCCGGTACTGGTGCCGTAGGGTCAGTAACTGCAAATCAGGCTATATCCAGAGCGCTTACAACTGTATTCGCAACTGGAAGTGTTGGTTCTATAACAACAAGTCAGGATGTATCCAGAGCCCTTACGGGTGTTCAAGGCACGGGTAGTGTTGGAACTGTGACAGCTAGTCAAGATATATCCAGAGCGCTCACTGGTGTATCTGCTACAGGTTTAATTGGTTCAGAAGCGCTTGTTATATCTTTGGCTCTTTATGGTGTATCTGCCACGGGTTCTGTTGGTACGGTAACTGCAAGCCAAGACATATCTAGAGCATTAACAGGCGTGTCTGCTACAGGCTCTGTAGGCACTGTTACTGCCAGCCAAGACATATCTAGAGCGCTTACAACTGTGTCCGCAACTGGGAGCGTTGGTACAGTAACCAACAGCGCGGCTGTATCTGTCGCCATTACTGGTGTATCTGGCACAGGTAGTGTTGGAACCGTAACTGCAAGCCAAGCAATATCTAAGGCCCTTACGGGAGTTCAAGGCACTGGGGCTGTTGGTACATTAAATAACAGCGCGGCAGTATCCGTCGCCCTTACAGGTGTATCTGCCACGGGTTCTGTAGGCGCTGTTACTGCAAGCCAAGGAATATCTAAAGCCCTTACGGGCGTATCTGCGACTGGTTCAGTAGGTACAGTTTCTCCCACTAAAATAATTGGTTTAACAGGCGTATCCGCTACAGGCTCCGTTGGTTTGGTAACTACGGGTCAAACCATATCTAGAGCACTTACTGGTGTGTCGGCGACCGGTCAGACTGGTAATGTTCTTGCTATAAATTGGGTATTAGTAGATGACAGCCAGACCGCAAACTGGCAAAATGTGAACAACTCCCAAAGCGCCAATTGGAATTTGGTTGAAACCGTCTAAAGGAAATACATGGCACTTGTACTAGCAGACCGCGTTAAAGAAACCACTACCACGACAGGTACGGGGACGATTACGCTTTTGGGCGCGTCTACAGGTTATCAATCCTTTGCGGCAGTTGGTAATGCAAACACTACTTATTACACTATCGCGGGACAAACAACTTCTGAGTGGGAAGTCGGTATTGGCACATATACCGCCTCCGGTACAACATTATCTAGGGATACGATACTTTCTTCTAGTAATGCTGGTTCGGCAGTTACTTTCAGCGCAGGCACTAAAGATGTCTTTGTAACTTATCCAGCAGGGCGTTCGGTTTATGTAAACGGAACAACAGTTACCCCAACAAATAGCGGTATCTTGCCGATTGCATCAGGCGGTACAGGCTCTTCATCTACTACTTACGCTAGTTTGACTGCTAACGTATCGGGTATATTACCCGGCGCTAACGGCGGTACAAACAACGGGTTTACCCAGTTTTCTGGCCCAACAACATCGCTAAAGACATTTAGTTTGCCAGATGCAAGTTCAACTATTGTTGTTCAAGGTGGTGCTTTAGGCACTCCAAGTTCTGGAACATTAACTAACTGTACGTTCCCAACATTGAACCAGAACACCACTGGTTCAGCGGCTACATTTACAAGTACATCTCAAAACTCACAATTTAACTCTATCGGTGTGGGCACGGCAGGTTCTGCTACTGCTGGCGAGATTCGCGCAACTAACAACGTCACCGCATACTATTCTTCAGATGCCAAGTTCAAGGAAAATATCCAACCAATTACAGGCGCATCAGAAATCGTACGTGCTATTGGTGGTGACCACTTTGATTGGACTGAAGAATACATTGCCGAACATGGCGGTGAAGACGGTTACTTTATACAAAAAGAAGATTTTGGTGTAATCGCCCAAAAGGTGCAAAAGGCGTTTCCAAAAGCTGTACGTACTCGTCCAGATGGGTCTTTGGCAGTTGATTACGAAAAGCTAGGCATTTTGGCATTTCCAGCTATTATTGAAATTCTTGATAGGCTCGATGCCTTGGAAGCAAAGGAACTTAAATGAGTAGTACCTATTCAACCAACTTAGCTTTAGAGCTAACAGGCACGGGCGACCAAGCAGGTAACTGGGGTGCAACCAATAACTTAAACCTTGGTACGCTAATTGAGCAAGCCATTTCTGGTTATGTAACTCAAGTAATGACTGGTGGCACAGACACAATTACTATTCCAAACGGCGCATCTGGTACGGCTAGGAATATGTTTTTGGAGTTGACTACTACAGGCGGCGGAACTCTGGTTGTACCAGCCAACAAAAAACTGTACTTTATTTATAACAACTGTTCTAGCGGTGCGGTAACAGTCAAAGTCAGTGGACAAACTGGCGTTTCAGTACCAAACCAAGCCAAATACATACTAGTGTGTAATGGCACAGACATCGTACAAGCCACAACTTACTTTGGTGCATCTTCCCTTATTACCGTACCAAACGGTGGTACTGGTGTAGCAACCCTTACGGGTTTAGCCTACGGCAACGGAACAAGCGCATTTACGGCGGCTACTGGAGCACAGATTGCTACTGTTATAGGTACAAACACAGTTACAAACGCAACAAACGCAACAAATATTACAAACTCAGGCGGATGGAACGTAACTCCATCTGGTACTAAACTATATTTTAATTACAACGGAACTAACGTAGCATCGTTGGATTCATCGGGTAACTTAATTGCCCTTGCCAACGTGACCGCATACGGAACACCATAAGGAACTGACCCATGACAATGAATTCGTCTGGACCAATTAGCCTTGCGGGAACCACCGCTGGACAGTCTATTGAAATTGAAAACGGTGGAAATGGCACAACTCAAATTAGCCTAAACGACACGGCTGTGCGTAATTTGGCTGGCGTACCTAGTGGCGCTATTACGATGCCAACCAATTTTTATGGTAAATCAAACCGTGTATCAATAAGCTACACATACTCATCTAACACAGCTAATGCTTCGTTAAACGTAACAAGTATTGGCGGATATTCTTCTGGCAAATCGGACATCACAGTCTACGTCAATAGCAATGTGTATTTGTACGGTTCTGGTGGCACAGGGTTATCCCTTTCTGGCGGTAATTCGGGTGACACCATCACATTGGTAAACAACGGCTACATCATGGGCGAAGGTGGACGAGGAGGTGCAGGAGCTACTGTTTCGCCAACAGGTGGCGGAACGGCTCTTTCTTTAGGTTTTGCTACCTCTCTCACTAATAATTCTTATATTGGCGGTGGTGGTGGCGGTGGTGGAAAATCAACATATGGAGGTGGTGGAGACTTAGCTGCTGGTGGCGGAGGCGCTGGCGGAGGCTCTGGAGGTTGGGGTGGAGTTAATGGCAGCCCTGACAACGGAGGCGCAGGTGGCGGTCCGGGTAGTAGTGGCGGTAATGGAAACGTAAAATATAACGGTAAATCTCCTTATGGTTCTGGTGGTGGTGGTGGTCGCATAATGCCGGGTTCTGGCGGCGCTGGCGGAGCTAATAGTAGTGATTCCAACGTAGTTGGTAAAGGCGGTGGAGCTGGCGGTGGCGGCGGCGGATTTGCCGCTGGTAATGTTGGCGGTAATGGTGGAAGCGGTGGCGGTGGCGGTAGCGCACCGGGCGGTAATCAACTATTTGGAGGTGGCGGTGGCGGTGGCTGGGGTGCGTCAGGTGGCGGTTCAAACTATGGACAGAGCGGCGCTGGCGGCGGACAAGCTATTGCATTAAACGGTAATTCGCTTACATATCTCACAACAGGAACAATTTACGGCGGAGTTTCATAAGGAGTAAATATGACAAAACAATATGCAGTTTTAAATCCAAAAGACGGTTCGTATCAAAAATTTAATACGGTGCAAGACGCTATAAATGCCGCCGTTGATAGAGCGTTTGTTTTTTACTTAGAGCATACACATAATCAACCATTCGCAGACATTACTGTAAATGACGACGGTTCTGAAACTTGGCATTCTCTTGACGGGAATGAAATACTCTCTCCCGCACAACTTGAAGCCCAAGCTCAAAGAATGGCAGAGCACACGCAATCTTTTATTGATGCCCAACAGTTACCAACAACAACTCTCTAACAATGGCGGCACCTAAAACAACTATGGTTTGCGTATCCAATCTTTGGGTTCGCATGATGCACTTTGAAAAAGCGGGAGACCGCAACGAAGGGCACTCGCACAATTATGACCATATCACCCTTTTATCCAAAGGTCGGGTAGCAGTCGACGTTAATGGCGTAGTGACTGAATTTACTGCCCCACATATGATTTTTATTGCTGCTGGCAAAAACCACTACATTACTGCATTAGAGGATGATGTCGTGGCATCTTGTTTACACGCACTTAAACCAGAACAAGCCGAGCAGATTGTTGACCCTATGATGATTCCAGCTGGCCTATGAGACTAGAGCGCCATAAAAACTTTTTATCGCCAGAAGAATGCTCCGTATTAAATGCGTGGGTAGATGAAGGCGTGGAAAAAAAATGGTTGGATGTTGGAATTTCTAGGGGGTTCAGAAAATATACAAAACGTGTTACAAGTCGCCTTTATGGAGATAGGTTTGAGTACCCACAAATTGTTTTAGATTTGTCCGACCGCATACGTGCTTTTTGTGGGGTAGATTCATATGGACTAATTCACGGGCATGGTAGGGATGGTGTTGTAGTATCTTGCACATTTGAAGGTGGTGACGTTTATTTACACCGAGACCCAAGAAATTCTGAAGATTTAAACCTAGCAACCCTCCGTTGCAACGTATTAACCCGTAATGCAGATGACGGTGGCGTTCTTTATCTTGACGGGAAGCGAGTTGATGTTGCGGTTGGTGAATTACATTGCTACCTTGCTTCTGAAGTACCGCACTACGTAACTACAGTTAAAGGGAAAACTTCTCGCGTTCTTTGGATGTTTGGCGCTCATGTTCCAGTAGAAGACTGGGATGGCGGTACTATTAAGGTAGGAGCGCACTAATGATTGATTTCTTTTTTAGACACAGACCAATACATCTCGATTGCTTCACTGCATCTGTCAATGCTTATAAGTTTGCCCCTATAGAACCCGCAAATAGATTTATACCGGATTGGTGGAAAGCAATCCCCAAAACGCATACCAATGACGGTATTGAAATGGGAACCATGAAAACCTGTGCGGGTTTTATAGATTTGTACGGCAAAGGTGTAATGCTACCAATGTGGTCTGAATTAGTGGTTCGACTTCAAGAAGACGGTTACTATCAATATAACTTTGGCGATTTAGCATCGTCAGCGGAGTTTCATAATCCAGCTCAAGTAGGCACGCTCCTTGAAAAATTTTCCGCCATACACTTAAAAATACATTCGCCTTGGTTGTTTGAGTGTAAAGAAAGTGTATCTTGGCATTTTGCACATCCCGTTTGGAATCAAGCGGCTATGGATTATTGCGTGCTTACAGGTGTTGTAGATTACAAATATTCAACCAGCACAAATATAAATGTATTGTTTAGAAGAACAAATAATGTTGTTACTTTTGAACATGGTGACCCTCTTGCGCACATAATTCCGCTTTCGGAACGTCCACTACGCATAAAAAACCACTTAATAAGCCAAGAAGAATATGACAAAAAGTATTCTATAAATAAACCTATCTCATATCGCGGGGGCTACTATAGGAAGAAAAAACTTATAGAGGCCAGAGAATCAAAGTGTCCATTTGGATTTGGGGGCAAATGATGTGGACCCATTCACTCTCCTCATGGCGGCCCAAACTGCGGTTGGCTTCATCAAGCAGGGGTGCGCTCTCTTGCATGAAGGCCGCATGGAACTTGAGGGCGCTAAGAAAACGGCAGAGCAGGTCATCGGAGATGTCAAGGCAATCAAAGGAATTTTTGATTGGTTCATTGGTCTATTTGTTAGTAAACCAGCCGCCGAAACGCCAAAGCCTGTGGCGAAAGCGAAAGCCAAAGCCAGCAAACAACAACAGTCTTACGAAGAACTTGAACTCAAACTCATCAAAGACATCGGGGACAACCTTGGCCTTCTCTT